CATAGGCTCTCTGCCAGGCATCACGCACACGTTCCGGATTTTTGATTACCCCAGGGTGTTCCAGTACGCCTGACGGACTCGCACCATTTCCGAAAAACGATGCTCCATATTCCTCACAGGCGATAGAAATGCCTATTGCATTCTTCGCCATGGCAATCGGTGAATATCCTACCAGCCCGTCGAATCCTAAACCCGGAATATGCAAAACTTCATCAGCATAAAGAATGATGTCGCCCTGTTCCTTCATATTTGGATTTGCTTCATCGTAACGACTGTAAATATATATCAAGCGGTTCTTTTCATCACGGTCAACTTTCATTTTGTCAGGCATCAAGGGATATAATCCTAAAACATCACCTCTGCCGTTTCGGATAATCTGTGCATAGGCATTGCCGTAGATAAGCAGATGGGACATCAGGGTTTCCCTGAAAACAAATGATGTCATTTCGGGATTTGGCTGATCGTGGAGTAAAAAGTAAAGCGGGTGCTGTGGCACTCGCTCTTTTCCTTTCTCATTGTATTTGTACACATGGAGCGGCAGCTGTGCAATTGCTTCCGACAGCACTCTCACGCAGGCATAAACCGCAATATGCTGCATGGCTGTTCTGTCTGTGACTCGTTTGCCGCTGTTGGCTCGTCCGAAGAAATATGTGTAGGACGGGCTGTCATAGCTGTTTTGAGGCTTGTCTCTGGACCTTCGTAATCCGCTGAAAATTCCCATGAAATCACGTCCTTTCATGAAAAAGGAGCCCTTCCGGACTCCTTGTCGTTATTTGCTGTTTTGACCTGCGTTATAGGCATCGATTTTTTCTTTCATTCTGACAATCGCCGTATCCATATTACTCAGAACGATTGCTTTTGGAAGCCCGAAAATTTCATTGCAGGTTTTGTCCGTCAAACGTTCGGTATGTGCCTTGTTTTCTGTCAGTACTTTCAACATATGCTTTTGTTCGTTCAGTTCTTTCTTTGTCATTTTTATCCTCCGTAGGTTGATTTCGAAGGCTTTGTGCCTTTCGTTAGTAGGTATATTACCATACTGTTTGGCACTATTCAAGTGTAAATAATGACAATCATTCTGCGAAATTTCGGGTGATATTGTACATCATAACACCAGCATCTCCCTCGAATCATAAATTGACTCATCAGATACACATCCACAGCGGATTGCACGGTCAAGAGCCATAATCATGGCAACTGCACCGTCAATCTTCTCTGTGGATTTTTCTTTGTCCGGCTTGATGTTTCCGGCAGGGTCACGGCGAATGAAGATATTGTCCATCATCCAACGGAGAACAGGATGCCCGTTGTGGGCAAGCGTCTGTTCCAGGGTCAGTTTCATCAATTCTTTGGTTGGCGGTGACATATCCTTATAACCCTGTCCAAACTGAACCATTGTAAACCCAAGCCCCTCCAGGTTCTGCGACATCTGTACCGCACCCCAACGGTCAAAAGCAATCTCTTTGATGTGAAATTTCTGCCCCAGTTCATCGATGAAATTCTCGATGAAACCATAATGGACAACATTTCCCTCAGTGGTTTTCAGGTAGCCCTGCCGTTCCCATACATCGTATGGAACATGGTCTCTTCGGACACGTAAAGGAAGCGTTTCTTCCGGCAGCCAGAAGTAGGGTAGAACATAATAATGCTCGTCTTCATCAGTTGGTGGAAACACCAAAACAAAAGCCGTAATATCAGTGGTTGAAGAAAGGTCAAGACCGCCATAGCAAACACGACCTGCAAGCATATCTTCATCAAAAGCCACCTTGCATTTGTCCCATTTCTCCATCGGCATCCATCGGACTGCCTGTTTTACCCATTGGTTCAGTCTCAATTGTCGGAAAGCGTTTTCTTCTCCCGGCGTTTCTTTTGCAGAATTACAAGCCGCTACCACCTTATCCATGCCGATGGTCTTGTCCAGACTTGGATTTGCTTTTTTCCACACCTTGGGATCTGTCCAGTCTTCGGATTCATCTGCACCGTAAATGACCGGATAAAAAGTCGGGTCATGCTTTCTGCCTTCCAGAATGTCCTTCGCCTTTTGGTGTACTTCATAGCAGATGCTGTTGGTATCGGTTCCGGCGGTTGTGATAAGAAAATACAAAGGCTGCATTCTGGCATCGCCGGAGCCTTTTGTCATAACATCAAAGAGTTTTCGGTTGGGTTGGGTATGCAGTTCATCAAAGACTACTCCATGAATATTGAATCCATGCTTGGAATAGGCTTCTGCAGAAAGTACCTGATAGAAGCTGTTTGTCGGAATGTACACGATACGCTTTTGTGAGGTCAGGATTTTCACTCGCTTATTCAAGGCAGGGCACATTCGCACCATATCGGCTGCCACATCAAATACAATGGCAGCCTGTTGTCGGTCAGCAGCACAGCCGTACACTTCGGCACGTTCTTCACCGTCACCGCAGGTGAGCAGCAGGGCAACAGCGGCGGCAAGCTCGCTGTTGTGTGTTGGTAAAAAAGAACGCCCAACACAATAAAGGTGTGAAGGGCTGTCGACTTGTATGCATTGCATACCCGGATTTTCAATTTTTTCAATAGAATCAATATATCGAAAATGACTGCGTGACTTAGGGTTCCTTTTTAGTCCTGCAATCGGCATATCATCGAAAGCTGTGAATTTCACATAGTATAGGGTTTCTCCTGTTGCCACTCTTCCACATTCACTGCTCGGCTTACTCCAATCTGCTCTCTGCGTGGATACCGCAGTTGTGATTGCATTTTTTATGCCTAAACTCCATAGCAGTTCACTTACGCTTTCAGCAAGTGCTTTTTCTGTAGAAGTGTAAATTGCCTGTCCTTTCAAATTGCTGATTGCTCCATCAGAATCCATAAGTCCCTGTAATAAATCGAATCTCTGCGAAACGGAAGCTCTGAGATATTCTATTGGGATTTTCTTGTCATGAAAGCTTTTCAAAAGTACTTTTTTTAAATCCGGGACAGGGCAGATTTCCGAATCACCTGTATTTTTCCATCTTCTTTTCAGCTTGTGCCATGGCCATATTCGGTCTAACACTTCCGGTATATCGCAAGTTTGAATTGTAATTTCAGGCTTTACAGCATTTCCATTTCCTAACCAATAGCCCATTAAGTAAGGATCAACAGGCAGTTCTTTTTCAGTTGTGGTAAAAGCTTCTGCAATAGGAATACGAAACCGGTAACAACCATTGGCGTCACAAGAACGCTGATATAATTCTTCCGTTGTAATCGTCCTTTTTCTGCGTGTACCATTTGTAAGTTCGCCTGTCCACAAATGCCTTGCTCCTGCGATGATTTCTTCGCCGTCCTTAAATCGGATGATATAGCCTTGCTCTTCATAATCAACAGGACTTTTTGCAATAACATGGCATATGTTTCCTTTCTCATCAAACAATTCATCTCCAATCTGTATATCACCCATTGTTGTAAATCCGTAGGGGGTAGGGATTGGGGTGTGCAATGCCAGCTGTTTGCCATTTTTCTTGGGAATTTCAATGTACGCCGTGTTGAATTGACGATAGCCATTCGGTTTCAGAATGCCGAACAGGTCACGGATAATCTGCTCCTGCCAGTCCAGAAGTTCAAATTTCTTTCCAGCCCATGTGCCTTTGGTATGGCTGAGGCATTCAATAAAGGAAACTGCATAATCTGCCGCTTTTTTATCATATCTGGAATCTTCCGCCATAAAGCGTGTCGGTTTAAATCTTGCCATTGTTCTCACCTCCAAACAAAAAAGACCTGCCAAAGCAAGTCTGCATCATTATTTTCAAGCCCTCCGGGGGCGATTTGTAATCGAGATTCTATTCCCATTGTAACCATGTTACCATACAATTTCAAGTTTATCAAGTCATAACGGAAAAATATACTGCACAAAGATTTGGCTCGGATTTTGTGTACTATATTTCTTCGGTACGAGCCACAGCCCCCTTGTCTCAGGGGCTGTTTGGAAAGTGCCGGGAATTTTATCTTCCCGTCATGCACTTCCATTCAAATTCGCAGGCATTTTCGTATTCCTCATCGAAAAGCGCATCGTCGTCAATGTAGTCTTCTTTGTAGCGAATTCTGTCGATTTCTTCAAAGGCTGTGCCGTTTTCCTGTGCGTCCTCTTTTGCAAAAGCCTCGGCACTTTCTTCAATCCAGGCTGTGAAATCATCGTCGTCCATGTGGTCTTCGTTTTCGATTTCAAGTTCGTATTCGTACTCCGCGTCAACCCAGGTGATGATTGCCTTTGTGATTTCGGTTCTTTCGTTCCAGTCGATTCTGTTTGCCATTGCTCTTGCCTTTGCGATTCCGTATGATACCATTGTGTTTTCCTCCGTTTTTTTGATTGTTTTCCCTTTCGGTGATTACATATTACCGCATAGTGTGCATTATTGCAAGCGGCTAAATCTACAGAAAAAAAGGCTGTATATTTGCCGAATGATTGTGTAATATACAGTCTTGCTTTTCTTGATTTTTTATGGTAATATACAGTACGATGAAATAGGATCTCCCTTATTTTTCAGCCCCCGGAGCAATCAAAAAGCAAGCCACACGTTGCCGTTTGTGGGCTTGCTTTTTTCATTTGGTAAATTTACGGAATCGTTTCTGCTTGCCGTTACAGGCAGGCACAGGGGCGGCTTATTCCGCCCCTGGCTCTTTGGCTTTTAGTTCAGTCTGATTCGGATGGCAGGGATTTCTTCAGGAGCACCCCACGCATAATTGCGTGTTGCTTTGCAAAGTCCATCGAATCGGCAACCAAGTTCATCAAGCTGGTGAAGATTTCTCAAAAGTGCTGTGCTTGCATCTGTTATAAGAACTGTGGTTAATCCTGCACTTCTTAAGGTTTCAACAAAGTCGCTCATGTCGTCTTCAAAAGGAAGGTCATTAACAATAAGCTCCTCGCTGTTGCTGTTGTTGCATGATGTAGTATAATAAAACTTGACACCTTAACCTCAAAGGAATAAAATAGGAAAAGAAAGAAATGGAGGAAAAAGG